CCCAATCATATTTCAGAGTATGAGGTACGATGCCGTCAACATCTTTCTTGTATGTATCAATTGGCAACATGCCAGTGGAATATTTAGTCCTATCAAAATATCCACAAGGTCCATACTCTTTAGCAAGTTGATTAGATGACTTCAATAAGTAATATTGAAACGCCTCTGTAAGGTCGTGTACCAGTTGATGTGCCGCAGGATCATCATATCCCACCTTATGCTTAGCCAGATAGTGTGCAAGACCGATATAACCTACACCGAGAGACCTACGATTCTTAGTACCAATCTCAGCAGCCTTAACAGGATATCCTTGGAAGTCGATCAAGGCATCAAGTCCACGAACAGAAAGATCACAAAGTTCCTCTAGTTCATCTAGACTACGAAGTTTACCCACATTGATAGCAGAAAGAATGCACAGTGCAATCTCACCTTCACCATCAATATGTTGGAGAGGTTTAGTTGGAAGAGTAATTTCCTGACATAGATTACTCATTTCTACCTTATCCCTAAAGGATGAGTGAGAATTGCAATGATCAATGTTCATGATATAGATACGACCAGTCTCTGCCCGTTCCTTAAGAAGACTTAAGAATAGCTCCTGAGCTGATACAGTTTGTCTCGGAATAGATCTATCTGATTCATAGTCCACATAGCGAGCGTCAAATGCATCAGTCCCAAAAGCATCATAGAGACCCGGCACATCGTGAGGACTGAAGAGTGTGATTTGCCCATTTGAAATAAACCTCTCATAAAAGAGTTTACTAAGTTGAATACTATAATCTAACTTACGGACACGATTGTCTTCAGTTCCCTTATTGTTCTTCAGAACAATTATGTCTTGGATTTCTTTGTGCCAGATAGGAAAGTGAACTGTAGCAGAACCACCTCTGATGCCGTTCTGAGTGCAGCATCTGACAGTGCTCTCAAACTTTTTAAGGAAGGGGATAATGCCTGTGTGTTGTACCTCACCGCCTCTAATTTTAGAATTGATCCCACGAATTCTGCCTGCGTTAATACCAATACCAGCCCTTTGTGCGACATATTTACCAATAGCCATATCGCTGCTAAAGATACTATCGAGGGAGTCATCAACATCAACGAGAACACAAGATGCAAATTGACGCAAGGGTGTTCTGACCCCTCCCATGATTGGCGTTGGGATGTTGACTTTGTGCTTGCTGATTGCTTCGTAGTATTTTCTGACATATTCTAGCCTAGTATCTTTGGGATATTCCGCAAAAATAGTAGCGGCAATCATCAGGTACATGAATTGTGGAGTCTCGTAGACTTCACCACTACTGCGATCCTGGACTAGGTATTTATCTGCAACCTGTCGCAATCCAGCATAAGTGAATAAGAAATCGCGATCATGATCAATGAGCAAGTTTAGATCTTCCCATTCCTCAGAAGAATACTTAGAAATAATCTCAGCATCATAGACTCCACGGGCGACACAATTATCAATATGTAATTGTAGAGATGGAGACTCATGCATACGACCCCATAGTTGCTTCCTGAGAGCGAACAGAAGGAGTCTTGCAGCAACGAATTGATAGTTGGGGTTATCTAGATCGATAAGGTCGGAAGCAGAGCGAATTAGAATCTCCTGAATTTCAACTGTTGTAACTCCATCATAAAATTGAATTCCAGAATTAATTTCAATTTGAGAGGCTGAAACACCAGCAAGATCTTTGCATGCCTCTTCTACCATTTTGTGCATCTTGTTTAGATCAAGAATCTCTAACGATCCTGATCTCTTACGAACCTTAGTCCCGTTTGTCATACCTTCTTCCACTCTGTGAATTTTACTTGTGCTTCAAGACCTGAGTATGTATGTGATTCTACCACATCATTTACATTAATGCCACTCAATACCATATCGTTCAGGTCTTTTTCTTGGATACTGCTTGGCCAGATGACGACTTTCTCGCCTCTAGATATAGTTCTTCCGATGCGTCCAACAATCTCGCCATTACGGGGCTCGTTATCAAAAGTATAAACGCAATCGCCTCCCTCAAGACAACGAAGGTCACCGTCAGCGCCACACAAAGCCACGCTATTGTTGAGGAAAGTGCTGTCAAAGGGTCCTTCGACCACATAGATTGGTAAGTTCTTATTAGTTGTGTCAAATCCATAAATTTTTGGTGCGTTGTCATCAAGCATTACAGTGATGTATTTAACCTTACTACGACCCAGAGCTCTGCCCTGGAATCCAATTAGGTTTTTATTATAAAACAAAGGAATTACGATCCTAGACTCTTCAAAAGATGTGCTTGCAAAAACTTTCTTATATGAATTAGCAAAGGTTTTAAACTTCTCTGCAAAATAGAATTTGGTGGGGTCGATTCCACGATTCTGTAAATAGGCTCTACCAACTTCCACCTCACTGCATAGAGGGAGAAGGATCTTGGATTGGAATACAGGTTTTTCAAAAACGAATGTAGGTTCATCAGTTGTAAATGTTTTACCAGTAAATCCACCTTTAAATTTTTCCATAACATACTTCTTATGCAGTGTCGTATCAATCTTCTTTAGAAGATTGTTAAGCGACATTGAAGCACCACAGTTATGGCACTTAAAATTAGTATTGTTTTTTACCGAATAGATGTACCCTCTAGCCTTATTCTTATACCGCTGAGAGTCGCCACATATAGGGCAACGAAAGTTGTAAAGGTCTGCTTTGACCCTTTTAAATTTTTGAAGTCTAGCAGAAACTAGACCAATATACTTAGAATCTATTAGATCCATTAACCAGTCCAGTGCCTGGTGCTATCATACTGGTTTTTTGTGGCGATGTCAATCCCCTCATCAATGCTTGACCGGGAACGCTGACCAATAATGAGATCACAGCGAGACCACCGAAGATGGACCACATTTTTTTCTCCATCATCCTGAGTCTGTCATCTACATGACGGATATCTCTCTCACATCCTTTCTTGATTGTGTCACATTCTTTGTTCAGATCCGCGTGAAGTCTATCTACTTTTTCAAATAGAATTCCATCAACTTCACCCTGTGTAGATAGTTTTTCGTTATGTACTGCAAGTAGTTGACCCATCTTTACAGAATTATCCTGTAATGAATCAACTACTTTTTCCAATCTTTCTAGAATCGCTGAGTTAATGTCCGCCATATTACTTAGTTAGATCTCTTCGGAATTGTTGCTGACCATACCATGCTGTACCAGAAGGACCTTTCTGAGACCACCAACTAGGATGAGATTTTTTTGTACTCATCTGAGCTGAACGATTAATTGTGTCTAGTGCAGGATCATTCTGAACTTTTAATTTAACTGCACCTTTATTATCAGCTTTAGTTCCTACACCATGAAGTCCACCAGTAGCACGGCGACCATCATTAGACGATGTAGAAGGAGAAGAATCAGATTTTGGAAGTCTGTCTTTAATAAACCTAGTCGCTGGTTGAACTACACTCCGATTTAGACGCTCACCAGCAGACTTGATGCCGTCTTTAAACTCACCAAAACTCTTAAGTCGGATTCCTTCATCAACAGTCTCCTCTTTCATTGACCAACGCTTCCTAGCACCAGGCATACGACCTCTTGCAAGTATAGTAGGTTTCTTTAATTTCTTATCATATCCAGCAACAGGACCGGCAGCGTCAGATTTGCTACTAAATCCCCCAGATTGACCCACAGCATTGCCAGTCATCATTTCATTTAAAGGATCGTCCATTAGACTTCTCTAAGTTGCGTTAAACAATACTCATCATCAATAATATTATTTAGTTCCGTGCGAGGAAATTCAGGAACTCTTCCGAGGTATGTCAAAAAACTCTTAGTACAGGACCAAAGTTCTTTATCCAATTTAAAATATAAAAGGGGAACTCCAGCATCACCAAAAACATTAAAAAGGACTATAAAGTGGTTTAGAATAAGATGAGTTCTCAACTCACCACTATTCTTATACCTCTTTAGTAGTCTTTTAATGTACTTAATTCTTTTAAGATCATCATAGAAGTCATCCTCAGTAACTGCTTGAGGATTCTCATAATTCTTAATTGCAAAAAGGAGATAGTTGCTATCGTTCAATTCATGGAATTTCATTCACTCAATTACTCATCTGTAGGATAAGCAATTCCGTTAGCACCAGTTTGAATACCAGAGGCAGCAACAAGAACTTCACTCTTGACTCTCAGATTGCCATGCATATCCATGTAAGTGGTAACACCAACCCATCCATGATGAGCAACACCGTATTGACCAGCAGTATCTGTGGAAATACCGTAGACTAAAGAATCTGCCTCATCTCTTTCTTCTTGATATACACTGTCCTTAACAGTGTACATTGGCAGTTCGCTGATACCATAAGCAGTAGCAGCAATACTAACTGCACTAAGTCCAGCAGTAGAATCGATGGTAAGAATTCGGTCACTGGTGATACCACTGATAACAGCGTCACCATAATATGTACCAACACCACCACGGGTTCCAACCCGAATTACTTGACCAACTTCAACATCGGTTGTAAAAGTGGTCCCCGTGCCAGTTACAGTATTACCACTAACTGCAACAGTACCAAAGGTTTGAATATTGTCGTTAAGACCCCAGAGAGCCATGTTCTTACACCCGAACTACAGTTTTCATACAATTATTTATAACCTACGCATCCTCGCGGGTTTTGATAGCCTTGGTGACAACTTCAAGAAGTTGATCATCCATATCAGTCTTGGTTAACTTAACCGCCTTAGCAAGAATAACAAGACAGATCTCAACCATCTTCTCACCCAGTTCTTCATTCTCAGGAATTTTAGAAATGGCATCGGTGATGATTTTTGATGCTAATGGAAGTAAAAAAGCAAGCATTATTAAAGAAGCGAACTTCTTTTATATAGGCTCAATCTTTTTCCTTTTTCTTCTTAGTATCCACGATTGCTTTATCACCATACTTAGCACGGATCTTTGCTTTCACAACATCCATGGCAGAAGGTCCATCAGAAGAACGCTTCTTCTTGCCAAAGGTATTAGGTTTACCTGGTGCCTTATTGTAACGGTTGTTGCCGTCAACTCCGCCACGCTCCATGCGACGGTCTCTCAAAGAATCTTCAGTTTCCTCAACATTCAATGTTTTAGGATAATCCTTATCACCTTTCTTAGCAGGTTTTTCGCCACGCTTACGCTTGGCATGGATATTATCCCAGAGACCTTTCTTACCTTCTTGAATGTCAGGGTTAATAGTTACTTTATTTTTTACAGACTTCTCGGTAATCTCTACTTCTTTTTCGTCTGAGTTGGTAGCTTTCTCAGACTTGTAGAGCTTTTTTTCAGTTAATTCTCCAACTTTTCCACGAAGAGAAACTTCAATCTCTTCCTTCTTTACTTTCTTAGCCTTGTCAGCAGCAATAGCAGCGCCAACATTTTTGCGACGATTTCTCAAATAAGAATCAGACTTATCAGAATCCCCATCATTGTCAATATCAGAATCTTCTTTACCGACAGGATCAAGTTTTTCCATAAAAACATTTGCCATGCTATTAAGCACGATCTGGTCGGCGCTATCTGCAATAAAATTTGTCATCGATCCTGAATACTCAGCGGTCTCCTAACTTCTATTTATAAATGACTTTACCTTCTCTAAAGGAGTAAGTTTTTGAACATACTCTCTATAGGAATCTGTACCGATTTCTCTTTTACTTGCGGGAACACCAGAAGGAATACGAGAAACATATTCAGTCAAATCTCTAATCCAAGATTTGAACATAATGCCTTCAGATGTAACAGCGATTACATGATTTGCACCGCGTCTAATAATTCTACCAACTAGTCCGGTATTTAAAGACTCTACAAGGGATCCCATACCAAACAGTCTACCATTAACATAATTCTCTCTAAGAGTTTTTACATCATACTTAGGAGCAATTTGCCACATTTCTATGCCTTCTGTTACAGCTGCAGCACTCATAGATCTCTGAACGGTATTAAACAGTTCCCGAGCAATCATTCCTTTAGCAGCCTTAGGTAATCCTTTCTTAAAAGAATCAAAGTCACCATCAGCAGCTAAGGCTCGTAATTTGGAAGCAGACATGCCCTCCACCCCTTCAGCATCGGGATCCCGTTCTCCTGCAGAGATGACATTAATCGCATCAAAATTATAGAGTTGCCCGTTGTATTTGTTCGCGAGCCCCTCAAACTCTTTTTGTCTATCAGCACCAACCACGATGTTGACGCTACTATATCCTTCGACATCAGCTTGCTTCATTGCATCTAGTATAGTACGAACGGCAGGATCGTATATGATTGCGTTCGCATGCACAGGGAACATCTTCTTCATAAAGAGAACTTTAGTCTCAGAATCAAGAGGATTTTTCTGTGGATCTACTGAGTGAGATGGGTATACCATGTACTGCCCATTCTCTGCAGTATCTTTAATAGTATCAAGTAATTTTTCGTGACCTGCTGTAGGAGGATTGAATCTACCAAATCCAATAGTAACAGTACCGCGAGTTTTTTCTACCTCTTCCTGCTCTTCAGGTTCACCAACTCCACCACTTTGTTGTGCTGAAGGAGGAGGATTTTCTGGAGGTAAAGCTCTTGCGGCTCTTCCAGGTCTTTCTGGATCAGATTCTTGTGATGGTTTCCTACCACTAGAGAAAACTAACTCACCTTCTATAGTTCTACCAACAATCTTTCCAGCTGGATCAATCCATGATCCATGTCCATCACCTTTTAATCCAAGCTTCTTAGCTTGCTTTGCTGCGTTAGTCTGTGCTTCAGTTAAGAATTGAAAAAAATTCTTCATTATTACGCAAACACCCGTCGTGTAGACTCAGCAATTCTATTTATGTTAAAGGATATAGTCATACGAAGTTTTTTACTATTATTTCTTTTAACAAAATGCTTCAGATGAGATGGAAATAAAATAATATCACCCTCTACAACTTTAGGAGTATGGTTTTCGTGTAGGTATTCGTTAATATCTTTATCTAGAAAACTTTCATCGAACATAAAAGAATGAATATTGTCTTGTGGGTTTTGAAATGTAGTAGCTTCATGCTCTTCGGAATCAAACATTATGTAATGAATCCCGGAAAAGAATCCTGGCAAATGAGTATGAGATTCTTGAAACTGCTGTTGCTCATATGCATTCATCCAGATCTCATCGATGTAGGGACGATCAAGTAGTCCCATTTCTCTTGACCATTCTCTCAAAATTTGAGTATAATGATCCCTATTTTCGAGAGGGAATGCACCCTGAAACTCTGTTCTACAATCACAACTCCAACCATCAGGAGTCTCATTTGATGAATGATTAGACCAGGAGTTATACCTGTCTAACATATTTTGTCTCAGGTCAGGAAGATCTAAATGATATTTAAAAATTCTACTGGGAAATAAATCAGTGTACATTTAACCAAAAATAATGTTTCGTGCGTTTCCAAAATCACCCTTAAGTAAGGATTTAAATTGGGGGGAAAGAAATGCTTGGAACTGAGGTTGAGATTTAAAGTCACCCTTATATCTTAACTCAAGTTCTAAGAGATCTAGTGTACCTGCTCTAACTTTGAAAAATAACTTAGCCGCATTTGATGACTCTGTTTTCGCAGTATCTATATCAATAGTTTTAGGTTGTCTTCTAAGATAAGCAAGAGCAAGTGCAACACTGTCAATACCAATACAAGTACCACTACCTTCCTGAATATTCATACCGTTGGACTTAGATATCGTAACCTGTCCCACTCCAGTAGTCAAGATAAATTCAAAGTCACTTCTAGTATACTCACTCATCTCATCCATCAGTTGTTTCTTAAGGATAAGATTGATTAAAGTATCAGCAAACAATTGCTGGTTTCTCTTAATAATAGTTAGAAACTGTTTATATAAACTGTTGGGTTGATTACCAACTTTACCAAGCCTCGCGTTTACATAATCACGCATGGCATTTGTGGTCTTTCTATCAACTTCTTTACTATTCAATAGAGTTGGATCACCAACAGCAGAAACATCTTTCAGATTAATTAATGGAACTGTTTGTATCTTACCATTTTTATAGATACCAATTCTAGTGCTCCAAAGTTTTTCTGGTGCAGCATTTCTAGGATTAGATCCATCAGGAAGTTGAGCAAGTCCAACTAAAGGACCGGTAGTTAATGCATCCCTAATTACTCCAGCAAAAAACTGCTGTCTGGCTTGCTGCAACTGTGCCTTGATAGGAGCAAATTGAGATCCATTCAATACAGTATCAAATGCTTTATTAATTAGAGTCGGGTCCGGTGCAGTTCCTTTTGGTTTTTTCTTTAGAGATACCCCAACATAATTAGATCCATACTGAAGAATCAAATCAGAAGAGTTAAAGTCTGCCATACCAAAAGCAGCAAACTTAAATTGCTGAACTTCTTTAGGCCATTGTGTACCTGTTAAGTATACCGCATTAGGAGTTGCATTCCCAGATATACCCTTCATTGCAGAATTTGTAGCAAGAAAAGATCTTACTGCTTTTACTGCAGAGATACCTACAACAAGATCAGAATAAAACTTATCTTTTTTTACAGAAGGCCCCAGAGTAACTGCTTTCTCAAAATCTTTTTTTACATTACCGGCACCAATAACTCCATTACTCATGTACCTCTGGTACATCGTATTGTAAAAGTTTTGGAGACTGGTCTCATCTTTGACAGCAGCATCCATTTCTTGATTAGTGCATAAAGCACAACCTGCAAAAAATCCTTCAGACGGTTCAGCCATTAAAAAAAGGGAGTACTACTCCCTCTTATTTAGATAGTCCTTTTCAGATTGGTACGGGATTGTCTTCCCTGTCCACAATTCGTATCCTTGTTTAAGTTCTGGCAAAAGCCACTGGTCCACACGAACACACTGCTCCCAGTTGACAGGGTGAGCACAACTCACCACTACAACAGAAAAGAATGCTCGTAGGTGGATCCAGAGACTATACATTATTTGCCACTAGTATCGTAACCTAGTTTATCATCCTCTTCTTTTAATTTGCGAGAACGAATGCTTTGATGAAGAGCAGCAATTGCAGCTGCTACTTCAGGAGTTTCTTCCCACTCCCAAGTTTGTCCACCCTTATTGTTAAAGGTTCTCTTAGACATTACCGGTCACCTTTCTGACGATTTTCTGAATAGTAAGCATCAAAAGTTCCTGATGGATAACGCTTCGACAGTTTATCAATATTACGGTCGAGAACTTCTTCCAAAGAAATATCAAGTGCCATGCATGCCTGAGCAACATACCACATAACATCACCCAGTTCAATCTTCAGGTGCTCAATATTATCTTCTTCCCAGGGCTTGCCTTGAAAAATAATCTTCTTAACAATCTCCATGAACTCACCACCTTCAGCAGAGATACCTACAGCAGCAGTTAGAAGACGCTGGATCTCACATCCACCTGCTTGAAGTGCAGCAACACGAGCAATAAACTGTGCAGGATCCTTAGATGGAGCACTAGTTACTTGATTAACAAACTCAAGATAACCATCTTTAGGAGTATTTTGAGGAGAAGTCAAAACTACTGGCATGACTGGTGCTGCTGGTGGAGCAGGAGGAGTAGCAACAACTGGTGGTTGAGGATTAGTAGGATTACCTAGCTGGGGTCCAGTACGATCTTCTGGGTTATCAGACCATCCTTCAGTACCAGGATCGCCGGGTTCTGCTTCCCAAAACTCTTTAGCCCTAGGACGGCGAGGGGGAGTAGCAGTAGTAGGACGCTGAGGATCCGGTGTCGCATCAGCGATTGCGCTTGAATAAGTAGGCATGATTAAAATTGCGGTGCTGTTTGTTGTGGGTGATAGTTGAATAGTGTATCTAGCTTGAAATGTTCCCATGTGTAGGAAACAACATCGACATCTTTTTCTTCAAAGTTTAATCTCTCTGGATCTACAGAGAAAAAAGTTGATAACACTAACCTATCATTATCAGCAAACCAATTAGGTTTGATGTACGGATTGTGAATTGTTCCCGTACTATAGACTACAAGACTATTATACATCATTTCAATAGAACTTTCAAATTTAAAGTCTTCGTAATCCTGAATTTGAAACCATTCGGAAGTAGTCACATCTTCATGCCGATCATAAAAATTATTGAATGCATTCTTATCGTCTCTATTAAACTCTAGAACATTACTCTTACCCCTAAAGGACCAGAATCCGGTCTTTACAGGATCAGAACTTTTTGAAAGATTGAGGTTTGAAACAATATGAGGAAGATCTTCTTCATTAGAATCCATTACTGCCGAATCAATATGCGGATAGCAGCATAATCCGCCAGTAACATCTAAAGTCATATCACCTTTCGTGGATTGAATGTACATATCTAATGTACTCAATTCAGAAACTCCAAAGATTTTTTTCATTCTTTGGTTAAAACCACTACCAAGCATACTGAAAAGTCCAGGAGCAAACTGATGAGTTAGTCCAGGACGAATGATATCAGTATCACTAAAGTGCTGAGTTTCCCAGTAATCTAACTCAGAAATAAAATCATAAACTTTATCAGGATACTGGAAGACATCTCTTGCAGTAAGGATTGCAACCCCACCAGGCAAGAGATGGTATTCAAATTCAAGATTATTGATTTGAGAAATATCATTCCATATTTTTGTTGCTGATTTAATCAAATTTAAACCCCTGAAATTTGTTTTCTTTTACAAAAGTTTCTTCTTTAGTATCATCGCCATCGCCATGGAGAGATCCACCTTCGCTTTGTTCACAATCATACAGCCTCATCTTCGATCTGTCAATACCAATAACAAATCTCTTATTCATAGTCGGATCACCGTATCTATTCTTCAATTGCTTCACCATGATCTGCCCGAGTCCTTCAAGATCTTCAGATGAAATAAGGGCAAACATAAGATCAGCAGTAGCAGGGAGGCCAAAGGACTCGCTAGTGTCAGTAATGTCAACATCACTGCTACTATAACCAGAACGAGTGGTCTGGGTGGCAGAAACGATAGGGACCTGGGCTTCGACAGCCAATCCTCTAAGTTCTTCAGCAATAGCCTTGATATAGCTATAAGAGTTGACGCCGATAGCTCCGCGATACCTAGCGGAAGCACAAATATTAAGGTAGTCAATGAAAATAATATCAGGGCGAAAAGATTTCTTAAGTGCCAGATCGTTGAGCAGAGATTTAAAATGTCCACTGTGGGCACTAGCTGTTGGATACTCTTTAATTATAAGAGTGCCCTGAGTTTTTGCAGCAACTTTAGATACTTTTGTCTCGAATAACTGACGAGGTAACTCTGTCAAGTCTCTGATATTAACATCTAAAAGGTTAGCGTCAATTCTTTCAGCAATTTTTTCCTCTGACATCTCCATTGTAATGTATAAAACATTTTTGCCCTGCAATAAAACTGAACTTGCTAAATGACACATAAAAAGAGATTTACCAACACCAGTACCAGCTAGAGCAATGGTAAGTGTCTTATTGGGCATACCTCCTTTCGTAATCTTATTAAAATATTCAAGATCGAATGGGATCTTTGATTCGTCTTTATGATAAAAGTCGTATCTTGCTTCATAATCTTGGAGATAATCATGACCAATATGATTATCAAAAGAAACCGCAAGGGCATCTTGCATAATACCAGGGATAGAATCTCTGGTCTTTTCAGTATCTTTACCGTCTGCAATCTGAATAGACTCCATCAGTGCCAAATAAATTGCCCGGTCGCGACACCACTTTTCAGTAGCATCTAACAACCACTGAGTATGAGTTTCACTCTCAGTCAATACTTCCACTAAGGTTAGAGCATCTTTACATTCAGATTCAGAGATATCACTACGATTTTGTACTTCAATATTAAGGATTTCTGGTGTTAGAATCCTATCGTATAGATTGACAAAGGAACTGATCTCCTCAAAAACAAGTCTTTCATTGCGCTCATCAAAATAATCAGGTTCTATAAATGGTAGAACCTTTCTAAGAAACTCTTCATCGTGAATGAGGTTTCTTAGAATAGTCAGTTCAATCCTGTCACTCATCATTCACCATAGCTAAATTCTTTACGAGCAATCTCGTCAAGTTGTTGCATCACTTCTTCAGTAAAATACTTCTCAGGTTCCTTGTAAACTTGCTTGGCATAGACTTTCTTACCATCGATCTCATAACGACCTGCAACATTCTTCCAGAGACCTCCAAGTTCTCCTAATTCAAGCAATCCATAATGACGATCAAGTCCACGCTCATCATAGTATAAACGAATAGTGGCGTCCTTGTTCTCCTTGCTTAAACGAGACTTGTGAGTCTTAGCCTTGATAAGGTTTCCGATGACTTCTGTTCCATCCTTCTCTTTCTTCTTGCTGAGATAGATGATTGTACTTGCTGCATACTTGAGTCCACTACCTCCTCCCATTTCTTTTGTAGGTACATATGCGCCAATGACATCGTAAGTATGGTTGGTAACAATCATAGGTATTTTAGCCTGTCCTAGTTTCAATGTCAACATTCTGAAGGCACCTTTAACCAGTTGTGATTTTGTCATATCACGAACTTGCTTTTCATCCAAAGCATCACGGATCTCTTTCTCAGTTGAAAGCATACCGAGAGAATCTAATACAAACATACATGGTTTGCGCTCTCCTTCAGGTTTCTTTAGATACAAATCAACTGCTCTCAATGCTTTACTACGAAACTCTTCGATAGTTACAACATTGACAACTACCAAGCGATCAAGAGGTAGTCCACGGCTCTCAAGAAGAGACTTATTAATTGCTGCCTCAGTGTCAAAATAGAGACAATACCCATCAGGATTAGTGTCAAGGAAATTTTGAACGACAGCGAGGCTAAAGAAAGTCTTCCCAGTAGAAGACTCACCAGCAATGGCAGTAATCTTATTCCCAGAAACACCACCAAATACGCTACCTGAGACCAGTGAATTAAAAATGTAAGAACCCGTGTCCACATAAGTTTCAGAATCGTCAATATCTTTGGCAAGCTGAGTATAGTCATCTCCAATTTCTTTGATGATCTCTTTAAGAAAATCCATTCAACTCCATCTCAAGGTTTTCAAGTATTCTAGCACATTTTCGCGCATTGACATCAGTTCATTAAAACATTTTTGGTTATGAGCACAGGATCTAAGTTCCTGATCCGGTTTATGAACGGACTCGATAAAAAGATCAAGCCCTCTATTCCATTTTTCTTGATCTGTCATGAGAAGAAGTCCTCTAAGTTTGCGGTTTTTTCTACGGACCATCCAATAGCAGTAAGAATGGTCTTTAACGGTTCTAAAAATGCCTTGCTAAATTGCAAATCATAATCAATATACTTATTAAGATTTAGTTCTTTGGGAAAGTCCTGAATAAAGGAAATAACATTCTCATGAATGGTATTTGGTATCTTCAAATAACAGAATTTAATCTTTTCTCCATTCTTAATTAGAGAATACTTGTTAGTAAGATTCGCTTTCTTAATATAATGATTGTATAGAAGAGCTCCACGACAATGAATAGGAGTTCTTTCAGCGTAAATTTCTGACGGAGATTTATACTTCACTACATCACTGACGGATCTTGGGAAAGAGATCTCTTCAGGAGTTAGTTCATTAAATTTCTTACGACAGTCACCTATGTAGTCAATCATATCATCTTCAGATCCAGTCATCATAATTTTGAAAGAGTCCTTCAACATTTGACGACAAGGTGCAGGTGTGGAAGACTTTACAGCCTCGATACCCATCACTTTTAATTTAGGTTCTGTGTATTGAACACCTTCACTATTCCAAACATTAAGAATGTACCTCTTCTTTGCAGTCCAGATGCCACGATCAGCGATATTCTCTCTCTTCATTTGCATCTTTTGTTCGTATGCCGAAACATAGTCTGCAAGATCTTGATACGAGTTATCAATAAACGGTTCTAATTTATCTTCGCAGATCCTATCAAGTAGTGCAACAATTGCTGCCTTATCATCAGACTTATTACCAAGAAACTTAGTAACAAGAGGTCCAAGGTTAAGATAGATTGAGTCAGTGTCAGATGCAATAACATAATCTTCACCCTCAGTAGATAAGAGTTTGTTTAGATATTGATTCATCTTGTTCTCAATCCAACGAATTGAAACCTGACCAGATAAAGTAATAGCCTCCGCATTTGCTAGTTTAAAATATCTGAAATATTGATTACCAATAGCACCATAAGCAGAGTTAAGAGAAATCTTCTTCGCCATTTGAATGTTGTTACATCTGGAGATTTCTTTCTTAAGTGCATCAGTAGGAGTCTTCTCAAACTCTTGCTTGGCTTTAAGCATGCGCTTCTTGAAGATAACTCTCTCACCATACATCTTCTCCATCAACTCAGGCAAGAACCCTTTCTTATCTTTACGGAACATGGCACCATTCGGACAAACAGCATTGTCCTTATACATCTCAAAACTTATTTGCTCAGAAAGTATCTTATCAACTGTTGCTGTTGGATGCTTTTCATCCAAGAGGGTTTCTGGTGAGATATTGTACTGCATAATAAGATGAGGGTACAGACTGTTGAGGTCAAAAGAAACCACCCAATCATAGACTCCCGGAATCGGTTCCTTAACATAGGCTCCTGCATACTTTTCATCCTTATCAGTTTTTTCCTTAGGGGGAATGACTATGCCTTTCTTCTTCAAATAATTATAGATGATGGTGTCCCACATCCTTACTTGATAAAATACATCGCTATAGTTAACTTTAGCATCGTATGCCATAGTTAAAGCAAGCTCGATCAACTTCATCTTATCTTCAAGACGGTCTACGAGCTCCACATCGATAATGTTATATTCTACAAATTTTTGCCACCCGTGAGTATAGAAGTCCTTAAATGTATCAAACTCAGAGTGGTCAAGTTTCTTCTGACCGAGTTCTACATTGGCAATATGATCAAGACGATATGATTCCTGATTGGTATATGTAAACTTTTTATAAAGATCAAGATAATCTAACTGTGAAATACCGCCAATATCGTAGAAAATTTGTCTACGACCTTTGATAAAGACTTCTTTTTGGGATACTAATCCCCAAGGCGATAATCTCTTAGCAAGTTTTTCGCCAAGAACACGATCAATACGCTTTGCAATGAATGGCATATCGAACAACTGAATGTTCCAACCAGTCACAACATCAGGAGTATTCTCCATCCACCAGTTGATAAAACTGTTGAGTAGATCCCGCTCATTGTTGAACTGAATGTAGCGAACATTGTCCTGTTTAATCTTGAACGGACCCTGACCCCAGGTTGTAATCTCTTTTGTATTATAATCCTGAATAGTAATCAGCAGGATCTCTTGATCAGCTGTCTCAACATCAGGAAATCCATTCTCAGCACGAGTTTCGATATCGACTGTGATGAGGCGAATCTTACTAGCGTCAAATTTAATCTCATCTTGAGGATACTTATCAGAAATATACTGATAGATGTACCTCTCATTACCATACACTTTAAAATTATCTACCTCACCATAACTTTTTAAGAAGTCGCGACAGTCTGATACAAAACCAGGTTTAATTGGTTCGACATACTCCCCATCAAGAGTTTTATGAAAAGTTTCTTTCTTGGCAGGAACAAATAATGTAGGTTTGTATTTTTCTCTAAACTGAATGTACTCACCATTTTCATAACCACGAACGAGGAACTGATCCCCAATCATTTGTACATTAGTATAGAATTTCATTCAGAAAGCAGTTCGTTGTATGCTTGAAGGATATGTGACTCAGGATCAACTAGAGTCAGAATAGTATCACTTTGAATTCTGCATTTCTTATCAGAAGAAATGTTCAGTACTTTCCAAGGTACAAGACGATCTTTATACGGACCCTTGAACCCATCCTCTTGAGGAATAAACTCATAGGGGTTGTCTAACTCACAATCGGGTTCTCCAATGTCAGCACCAACTTCCTTAATACCTGCAATAATACAGAGGTAGTCTTCCTTGAATACGATTACTTTAATTGGATCCATCAGTTACCTCTTGATACATTTTTTTGAGATCAGCGACTGGTTCAAAGATAGTTTGAACCGAATTTGGATTTACAATGAAGGTAGTCTCTTGAGTAAGAGGTTGCCAAGTAGCAAGAGATACTTGAGATGTATTCTCTGCGGTTTCATTATTATCTTCTGATAGCAGCATGGTTGGCTGCATGATAACACGAAATGGTTTAGTGAACATGTATTGACGAGCCTTATCTTCAGGGTCAATCAACTCTTTAATGTCAGCAATGATGGAGTCATTGCCGATGATAGCAATTCTAACGGACATAATGCAGTTTTTACCTCTTCCTATTATACCATAAAAAAGGGGGGCATACACCCCCCTGCCGATATTTAGAACCAATCTTTCCGTTGATGATGCTCTGGAACTATCCTAGCCAAACATATTGAAAGGAGTCCATCCTCAAATTCTACACTCTTCACTTCTACATCCTCAGAGAGCGTCCATACCCTCGTAAAGGACCTCTGTGCTAGTCCCTTATGCTGATAAGTAGTTTCGGTCTCCTTGTCCTCTTTCTGACCCTCTACAAAGAGTTTGCCATCCTGTGTATAGACAAATAACTCTGCTTTTTTAAACCCTGCCAGGGCGATCTCTAGCCTGGACTCTACAGAATTTATGGATACTAGATTGTAGGGAGGATAATTAGTAGTGGTCTCATGTAGTGAGTATAAACGATCAAAGTATTCGTTCATACCAATGCTATTGCGGTGAACACGATCCAAAAATTGGTCGATGTTAGACGCACCATACTTAGTAAGGTCGGTCATTTTTAGCTCCTTTAAAAGCGAGTTTGTATTGTGTGGACCCCGAAGGCATCCACTAATATTTATCAAACAACATTAAAAAACGGGGTAGAGAACCCCGTATTTTTTTATTCGGTTTACATTAATTGGGAAGGGGGCGTGAATCCCCCTATCTACTTTGGTAGCGAATCCGTCGTAGAGAGTCGCGCACGAAAGAGCGACGATTTATTTATGAATTCTCTTCACTTTCAACTTTAACTTTACGACCAATATTGTACTTAGTCTCCAAGGTCCAATTTCCTTTATCTTTATATGCTAAGACTTTGATCTGATTGAGGGGAGCAATATCTTGAATCCTTTCTGCATTAACAACAGAAATAAGTCCCCAGTCAGCAAGCAATTGAGTAATTCTATTGCGTCTTTGAACATCATTTAAAGTAAGATTTGCTTTCTTACCATCAAGAGCAAACAACTCTTTAAAATGTACGATGAAATACCTTCCTTGCTTATGCAAGATATGGCATGACTGATAAAGTTTTTTTTCTTTTCTAGATGCTACGCCAATTCTAGTTAGCGTTTCTCTCACTTTTAAGAAATCATCCGGTTCACTGAGAGAAACTTCTACCATTTCTTCAGACGACCACTCAACGGTCGGTTCAATAACGACGCTCATGTCAAAAACAAAAACTTTTTATTATTTAGCTAAACTCCTCTTGACATTCTCTAACGATGGTTTAAGTATTTCATAGGTTTCCTTATAAGCCATTTTATTGATCCATCGCTTATCCCAAAACTCTTCTAATTTGCAATCTTTGCCTGTGTGATCTTCATATATTCCCATGAATACACTCAGTAAATCCCAGTGGCAGTTTGGAAAATACTGAGGTGACAAACAAACAAAGATATGATCGTAATCATACTCCCCATGATCATACTCTTCTGCAGTTGCAAACCCCCAGTCAGCATACTCTCCGACATGATTGCAAATAAATCTATTTACAGGACTCCTAGTATCTTCTTCAGATTTATCTCCATTATGAATCCATACCATTCTCTTCAGTTTACCTAAGGTGTGTAGATAAGCTCCCCAACTTCCCTCGTCAACTTTACCATAAGCCTTTGTCAGGTGATACTCTAAGAGGTGAAGTGCTAGAAAAGTTTCATTACTGTAGTCACCGGTATCAGTTTCAATCTTATCGATGTAGCATCCTGCTAGAAAGTCATCATGATGATCGATATTAATTATTTCCAGATCATCTTTATCTAGAACAGAGTCGAGAATATAATCATGATCCAATCCAAAGGCAACAGTTATATTTGGATTAGCTGTCAATGCTTTTGTAAAGGTGTCTAACATATAGTCTAGACACTTTTCATCAATAATTTTTTCTCTCTGCTTAAGATCAGGATATTTTTTAAAGTATAGATTCCATTTTGTAGTCGGATGCCACTCATCCCAGAGTTCATCATCTTCATTGGGCCAGTCTTCAACATTAGGAAAACAATAATCAATATCAATGCTAAGAACTTTTGTCATTTAATTCCACCTGTGTCGAGTTTTTTACGAATATACTCTAGTTGTTCTGGCATAAGAATCTTCAGAGCTTGCTGAGCTTTCTCATTGTTATACTTATAATATTTTTTTACAAGTTCCAAATCTGCAATCTTTTCTTGGCGCAACCAAGGAGAGAATCTTTTCTTCTTTCTAATGCTATGTAGCAGGAATTGGTACTGCATATCTTTTGACAAATGATTGTTCTTATTCATCTCATTCGCAAACAGAATTGCATCCAAATGTCCAGAGAGGCAGCGGTTTATAATGTAAGGAGGATACTTTTTAATATCTTCAGGATCCTCACTTAGATCTTCTTTAGTGAGGTTAATAGAATTAAGCCAGTCTTTTAATTCCATAACAAATAATTTCCAATAACAAGATAATCAATAT